TAAGGCGTTTCATCAGGAGGGCGACGAATGAGCTGGGCGGTAACCGCCCGGATTGGATTTGCGTCCCCAAAGAAACCCTGGAACTGGAGCCGGACGTGTTCTCCCTGCCGTTGAGGGAAGGCCCGCTTGGCGTTGGGTTCCTGATCGAGCCGAAATTATACACTGTCGCCCAACTCAACGGCTGGGACACGACCCCCAGACCCGCGCCGAAGAAAAACATCACGTACCGGTTCGCGGAAACCGGGGGCCTGGTGTACACAGTGGAGAAGACCCAATGACCCCCAACGAAGCCGCTGAACTGTTCCGGGCTATGGCCGACCGGCTGGAGCGGAACGCGTCGACTGAGTTCGGTGGCGCCTTCCTGATCGTCCCGCCGGAAGACGGCAACCCGCTGGACGGCGCTTTTGTGACCACCACGCCCAACGCCGCGGTGTTCTGGTCGTCCGTCCAAGGCCAGACCGAGGTCGCCGTGCAGCGCTTGACCGCCCCGCAGCCAGGCCGAGGCTATGGACGGTAACCTGCCCGCTCCGGCGGTACATACCGCGGACTATATGGCCGAGACAGGCGAGGTGTGGTCTTACGACAAGGCCGCCGCCTACAAGGATGTGTTCCTTGAGTTCCTTAATTACTGCGTAATCCCCTCGAAAGAGCGCGGTGTAATCACGCTGGGTGGGCAATTATACCCCGCCCAGGAGCGCGGCCTGGACTTAATTTTCGAGGGATTACAGCGCGGGATCCATGATTTTAAGTGGGGGAAAGGCCGTCAGCAGGGCATCTCCACGATCTGTCGGCCCTTCTCGGCCATGTGGATCGCGATGCACAAAGGGTCACGTGGGGCCTTCCTTCTGGACACCGCCCAACACATGTCAGAGGCCCGGACCGAGGTCGAGTTCATCCTCAGTAACTTGCCGGCGAAACTGAAATTCCCGGCCTTCAAGACCAACCGGTACGGCGGTCGGTTTGCCAACGGCAGCACTGTGACCTTCCTGTCGGCGGGCGTGAAACAGACCGCCGGCGGCGGCGCCCTTGGCCGTGGCCAGGGCCTCACGATGGTCCACGCATCCGAGGTCGGCACCTACAACAACCCCGAAGGACTGTCGTCGTTCCGTAAGTCCCTGGCGCTTGAGAACCCCGACCGGCTGTTCCTGTGGGAATCGACCGGCCGCAACGTGGGGTCCGACTGGCACCAGATGTGGAAGAAGGCGGTATCCAACGACCTCGAAGAGGCGACGATCTTCACCGGTTGGTATCTGGTGCCGACGCATCGGATCCGGGCGAACACGTTGCAGTTCGAGAAGTTTGGGTCCCCGGCGATCACCCGGGAGGAAGCCAAGCGGATCGCCGAGGTCAAGGGGCGGTACGGCTGGGAGATCACCCGCGAACAGCTGGCGTGGTACCGCAAGGAGACGAACCCGTTTGCGTTTGGCGAAGACGACGAAGGGGAAGACGACGCCGAAATGGCGTTTGACGAGTACCAGGGCCGTGAGCACCCGTGGGTCGAAGAGGAGATGTTCACCACCGACGGTAGCAACTTCTTCTCGTCCGATCGCCTTACCGAGATCAACAAGAACATCGCCAGCGACGAGTTCAAGTCGTGGAAGTACTACACCGGCACCGAGTTCATCCACATGGGGATCGAGCCGGCCAGGACGCGCCGCGAGATCCAGTTGAAGGTGTGGGAAGAGCCCAAGCCCGACGGCGTGTACGTCATCGCCGCCGACCCGGCATACGGCGCGAACGAGAACAACGACCGCAGCTGCGCCCAGGTCATGCGGTGCTTCGCCGATAAGATCGAGCAGGTCGCCGAGTTTGCCAGCCCGAACGTGCAGCCCCACCAGTTCGCCTGGGTCCTGGCAAGCCTGATGGGGTGGTACCGCAACACCCGCCTGATGCTCGAGATCAACGGCCCCGGCTCCGCGGTCTTGCACGAGTACCAGATGCTCAAGCGCATCGTGACGAACGGCTATTTGCAGAAAGAGGCGGAAGAGCAGGGCCTGAAGAACTTCTTCCAGAACTGCAAGAGCTACCTTTACTCGCGGCCGGACGCGCTGATCCCTGGCCAGGGGTCGATCCACTGGAAGACGACGTCGGTCAACAAGGTGCCGATGATGGAGCGCCTGCGTGACTTCCTGACCAACGGGGGCCTGATCATCCGGTCTCGCGACATGATCGAGGAGATGCGGTCGGTCACGCGCGACGGCGACAGCATCAAGGCCGAGGGTAACGACCACGACGACCGTGTGCTGGCTGTGGCCATGGCCATCGTCTGCTGGGAGCAGCACGAGCGCAAGGGCCTGATCAGTTCGAACCGGACGTATAAGTTCGAACGGTCCAAGGCGGCCCTGTCGCCGGGAGATCAATACCAACTGCTGTCGAAGCACAAGCTGAACCAGTACTTCAAGGGCAAGGTAGCCGACCGCCGTGCGGCCGCCCTCGATGCAGCCCGCATGGCGTGGAGAGGCCGTTAACACATGCCCGTAATCCGCACATATCAATGCCCTGATTGCCAGGGCACGTTCGAGCATCTGCACGACCGCTACGACGATCCGCCGCCCCCGGTGTGCGACCTGTGCGGCGGCGACATGCGCGACACCCAGCCTGAGTTGGCCGCACCGCACCTAGCCAAGTCGATCGGCAAGGTGGCGGACAACGTCTACCGGGGCATGGAGCAGGCCGCGCAGAACCGCGCTGAGATGGCCGCCGAGGCCCTGGGCGAGAACGTGTCCGAGATGGGCGCGATGAAGATCACGAACATGCGAGACGACGCCCGGGCCGGCGAGACCAGCAGCGTGGTCGTCAACAACGAGGTCACGCGGGTGATGGCGCAGACGCGTGGCACGACGGGCCTAGTGGACTCGAGAGCCGGGGCGGACTTCGCGAAGGCGACCCGTAACGGTCCGTTCGCCGGCGGCGGCGTCCAGGCGCTTCAGGGCGTCGTGAAAAACCACAACATGACGGCGGCCCAGGTGGCGCGGAATGGGAACATGGGGCAGCACTTCCCCAAGCCGTGACCAAACCCATTGAAAAAGAACCCCCGGTCGGGGTATTACCAACCGGGGGTCAAGGGTATTAGACAGAGGAAACGCCCTGACTTAACCCGCTGCGTGTCAAAGGTCAAGCAACGTGATCTTGCCGAAATCGAAGGCTGACCTCCTGCGCAAGGTCATTATGGTCAAAGACGCTTGCCGGGCGTCCGCCTCGTCACGCGCCGCGCTTTCCCGTGCCCAGAGCCTGTTGATCGACACCGGACGGCCCAACGGGTCGCGGTCGATCATGAACACGCTCAACGCACACATCGACCGCTCGGCATCTCACCTTTTCAGCCCGGTGGATCTGCGCTTCGTGCTGGACTTCGAAAGCCACTACGACCGGTCTGTCCTGGCGCAGGGCGAGATCACGGCCCGGGTCCTAACGCGGGAATGGGAACGCAAGGACATCGACGTGATGTTCGCCGAGGGCGTGGACATCTCGCTGCGCTACGGTGCGGCGATCCTGAAACAGATGTGGGGCAACGCCGGGCTCGAAGCCAAGCTGGTCATGCCCTGGCAGTTCGGCGTGTACCGCGAAGACATGAACAACCTCGACGACCAAGAGGCGGTGTGCGAAAGCGGCCTGATGACCCTCGAAGAAGTCTGGCGGCGCATCAGCCACCTGCCCGACGCCGAGAGTATGTACCGACGCATCAAGTCCCATTCGAACCGGGAGAGCGCCGACACCGTCGACAACAGCTTCTTCCATAACGTGCTGTCGACCTCGATCCTGAACACCGACCTTGAAACGCAGCGCCAGCAGCCCGGCGGTGTGGTCCAGTTGTCCGGCGACGCGCCCAACGGCGTCGTGCCGCCGGAACTCATGATCGACCTCGTGCAGTTCCACGAGCTGTACATCAAGGACGACGACCGCCAGGATTACACCACGGTCCTGCTGATCGAGCCGGACATCATCGTCAGCCCGTACTTCAAGCGGGAGAATTTCTTCGCCCCCGAAACTCAGCCGTTCTCGCTCATCCAGGCGAACCGTGTGCCTGGACTGGTTTGGGGCAAGTCGGAGATCATCGACTTGGCGGAGCCTCAGGCCTTGCTGTCGACCCTCTACGACGACGCGAAGCGCATGATGGGCCTTCAGGTGGACAAGCTGCTGGCGTTCAGCGGCGGCGAAGGCATCAACGACGAGAAATACGCCGAGTTCCGAACCGCCGGGTTTGTGGACTTGGGCGCCGGCGGCAGCGTGACCGACCTCACGCCGCAGATGCCTGGACAGATGTTCCAGTTCATCGAGCTTATCCACAAGTCGATGGAAGAGGTCGCCGGGTTCAACAACATCATGTCCGGCCAGGGCGAAGCCGGGGTTCGCGCGGGTGTGCATGCCGAGACGCTCACGCGGATGGCATCGCCCCGCATGCGGGACCGCGCGCTGCTTCTCGAACGGCAGTGTGCCGCCGCCGCGGACAAGACCCTGAGCCTGCTCCAGCAGAAGGACGGCAAGATGTACTCGACCGACCCGACCACGGGTCCCGTGTCGCAGTTCCTGCTGTATGACCTGCCGGAAGACCGCCGTGTGACCGTTGACAGCCACTCCACCAGCCCGATCTTCGCCGAAGACCACAAGGACCTGATCGGGTTCGGCCTCAAGGCTGGGTTCCTGGGCGGCGACAGCGCGATCGAATTGCTGCCGTTCCCGCAGAAAGACCTGCTGAAACAGCGCTACAAGCAGATGCAGGACGCCAAGCAAAAACTCATATCCGAACATCCCGAAATCTTGACCAAAGGGCACGGAAAGAAGTAAGACCGCGGGGAAGAACGCGTAGCTCAGTGGTAGAGCGGCTGACTCTTAATCAGCGGGCCGTAGGTTCAAATCCTACCGTGTTCACCAAAGGAATGGCGCGGGGTAGAGCAGCCCGGTAGCTCATCTGGCTCATAACCAGAAGGCCGCAGGTTCGAATCCTGCTCCCGCAACCAGACCCTACCGCGCCGCCCCTACACGTTGGGCGTTAAGCCAGGCCTCAATTTCATCGCGTCGATAAAGGACCTTACGACCCCGGCGGTGGTAAGGCGGCCCTACGCCGTCGTTCCGGTGCCTGAAAAGCCACAGACGAGACACCCCGCAGATCGGCGCTACCTGCTTCGTGGTCATCCAATCCGACACTGTCGATCCTTAAATTACCGGGTGATACGGACGTTACATCACGCTTGTTTCGCGGTCAACGTCGGCTTTCGTAAACGTGTAAATACCCGAGGCAGTTGCCTTCCTTCGTCTTCACGGACGCCGGGTGGCGGTTGTTGGGAGAGGAGCCCCCTCGGGCGTTCAACTCAAACTCAGGAGGCAGTCATGGCTCGCAAGTCTCACCGCAAGGGTCGCAAGTAATCCAATGCCGGACATGCCACCCCCCGCTATGAATCCAGCTGCGCCGCCTCCGGGTGGCGCAGGCGCACCGCCGGCACCTCCGGGTGTTGGTGGTGGGGCACCGGGTCAGCCGCCTTTTGGCTCCTCCCCGGTAAGCCAGCCTGTCCCCAATCGGGGCCAGGAAGCTGCAGGACTTTCACGGTTGGCGGTGGTCGTCCGGCTAATGGAAGAGACCGTTCCCCTTTTAGGGGTTGGGTCTGAGCCGGGTCAGGCCGTGCTCAAGGCGTTAAACTCGCTCGCCAAGCACGTCCCGCCCGGCTCCGTTCCCCCCGGGGTTCAAACCAGTACGATGCAGCGGCTTTTGTCGCAGCAGCAGCAGAATGCACCGCAGGTCGCCGCAATGCGCGCGATGCAGGCGGGCCCACAAGCTCCTGCCGGTGGCGGCGCGCCCCCGGCGCCCCCAGCACCTCCAGCGGCATAAGGTAGATCACCATGGTCAACATCTTTCAAGACAACACCAAGTCCATCCCCAAGGGCAACGATTCGATGATCGTGCGCGTCCCGATGGACCAAATCGATATCGGCGGTCGTAAGAGCCATCTGCCCAACGCGCAGAAGAGCACCGACATGTCGATCTCCCACATCCCGAACAAGGGCTAACCGATGGCCCTCGTGGAAATCGACCAGGCCCAGCTCGAAGCTCACCAGAAGGTGACCAACGAGCTTAACCGGCTCCTGGCGAACCCCAAAACCCGCCGCATGGTCCTTGAGGCCAAGAAGGTGTTGGATCCCGACGCCCTCATCCCCGAACTGGACGCGACCGAAGCCGTGCGCGGCGAAGTCAGCGATCTGACCAAACGCTTTGAAGCGATGTCAGCGAAGCTCGAGGAAGCCGAAAACAAGCGCGAACAGCGCGAGAAGATGGCGCAGCTTCAGGGCACCTGGGAAAAGGGCCGCTCGAAACTGCGCGCGAGTGGGTACACCGACGAGGGCCTCGCAGAGGTCGAAAAGTTCATGGAAGAAAAGGGCGTAGCCGACCACGAAGTGGCCGCTGCTGCCTTCGAACGCATGCACCCGCCGGCGGAACCCGTCCGCAGCACCGGCAGCAACCGCTTCGATCTGTTCAGCGCAGACGACCGGACCTCCGAGCACATGCAAAAGCTGTTCGCCAATCCGGATGACCCGATGGCGCTCGATTCCCTCGTCAACGATACCCTGCGCCAAGTACGCGGCCGGTAATAGAAAGGAGTTACGGATATGCCTATTCCCGGCACTGGTGCAGTACCGACCGGCGGTCTTTATAACGAACTCGCAGCCACGACTCGGCGCGCGTTTGTTCCCCGTCTGTTCGTTCAGATGTACTTCGCCACCCCGACGTTCTTCTACCTCATGGGCAACGCCCAGAAGGTCGCGGGCGGCTTGAGCCAGATCACCATCCCGGTCCAGGGCCAGAGCATGGTGCAGGGCCAGTTCACCGGGTACGGCGGCGGGTTTAACCAGCCGAACATCACCCCCGGTGTGCAGGACGCGCAGTGGAACACCTGCTACTGGGTGGTCCCGGTCCCCCTGCCGTTCGGCGAAAGCGTCATCCAGGCCACCGACCGCGAGATTTCGCTGCTCAAGGCCCGTATGAACGACGTGTACGCGACGAGCGTCCAGAACCTGGCGCCGTTGATGTTCGGCGGTTCGACCAACTCCTTGCAGCCGAACGGCTTCGCGGACGGGTTCGACAACGGCCTGAACTACCCGAGCTACGGCGGCATCAACCGTCTGTCCGCCGGCAACGCCACTTGGAAGGGCCAGGCCTACGTGGCCGCCACCGGGACCGGCTTGCCGGGTACCGCGGGCTACACCCGTCAGACCATGTCCCAGCAGTTGCTCCAGATCACCGACGCGGCCGGCGGCGAAGCCCCGACCTTCGGCGTGATGAACCCGGGCGACTTTGCCACCCTGAACAACTCGTTCGTGGGCGTCGAGCAGGTCTTCGTGAACCCGAACGCTACCTACTCGGGCATGAACACCACGATCCGGTCGTCCTTCCCGAACGTGAACATCGCCGGCGTCCCCATCTTCGCCGACCATTTCTGCCCGAAGGGTTCGGCCTACTTCGTCAACACGAAGTACACCTCGTTCTACATGAGCGAAGACGCCGCGTTCGACTTCTCCGGGTTCTACTCGCTCGTTCCGTTGGGCCAGATCGGCCAGCAGGGCGTGACGATCCTGGGCTACAACATCATCACCGCCAAGCCGTCCGCCAATGCCGTGATCACGGGCATCGGCGGGGCCGCCTTCTAAGGAGAACCGAACATGGCACAAAACCGTCTTGGCGGGCCGGGCATCGGTCTTCCGTATCCCCAGTCCCTCTACCCGGTCTCTCTGATCGGCGCGGCCCCGCAGGCCGCCACCAACGTCTTCGTGCTCGGCAGCGGTGAATGCCTGCCGGTCCCGCCGGGCGATTGGATGATCGCCGGTGCGCCGATGCAGTGGCTTGACCCCGTATCCGGTCAGTGGCTGTTTGCCGGCGGCTCGTCCTACGCCACCGGCGAAGTCTCGGTCTCCGAAGGCTACGTCCACAGCGACGGCCAGAACCTCCGCGTGGTCAACCCGAACGGCATCGCCACCGGCGCCGCCGTAACTACCGCGGGTACCGGCTACACGGCCGCCACCACCACCGTGGTCTCGAACAACAGCTCGACCTGGACTGCCGTTATCGGCGGCGCCATCGCGCTGGCGCTGCCGTCCGGCGGCGGCGGCTCGGGCTACACTCTGCCCCCGATCGTGCTGATCGCGGCTCCGCCGAGCCCGGGCGTCCAGGCCACTGCTACCGCGACCATCAGCGCCGGCGTAGTGACCGGCTACACCGTGGTGAACGCCGGCGCCGGCTACACCTCGGTTCCGGCCGTGCAGGTTCTGCCGAACCCGTACGATCCGAACTACGGCTCGATCGTGAACGCCTCCATCACTCCGACCCTGACCGGTTCGGGCACTGTGACTGCGGTCCTTTGCACCAACACCGGCGCGTCGAGCGGCGCCACCGCCCCGACCCTGACCATCACCGGTGGTTCGGGTTCCAGCGGCACCGCTGCCGCGGTGACGACCGCCTACTGGGTGGCGGCGAGCGGCACCCCGCTTACCGTATATATGCAGCCGCTCTAAAGCTCTGCATCCAGCCGCGCGTCGAGAGGGGGTGGGGGTTAAACCCCGCCCCCTTTTTCGTTATAGGAAGCCGTGATGCTTACGCTCTACCTGACACGCACCCAACAGCTCCTACAAAACCCCGGGGCGTCGACGCAGCTTTACTCGACCTCGGACCTGACGAGCTACATCAATGTCGCGCGCGGCCAGCTGGCCGGCGAAACCGAGTGCATCCGCGCGTATTCCACGCTGCAAATGACGGCCGGCACAGGGGTCTACGGGTTCTCGTCGATCACCGGCCTGCCGACGGGCGCCGCCGGCGTGTTCAACGTCCGTGGGGCCACGCTGAACATCGGCAACGGCCAGGTGTGGATGGAGCCCCGGCCGTTCCCGTACTTCCAACTCTACTACCTCAACAACCCGGTCCCCGTCCTGGCCCAGCCGACGGTGTATTCGCAGTTCGGCCAGGGCGTGAACGGCACGTTGTATTTCAACCCGACGCCCGACCAGAACTACGTCATGAACGTCGACTGCGTCTGCTACCCCGCCGTCCTCTCGACCGACACGGACCCCGAAGCCATCCCATATCCTTACACGGACTCGGTGCCGTATTACGCGGCGTATCTCGCGTACCTGTCGGCCCAGCGCGCGGCGGACGCCGACCGCATGTGGCAGCAGTACCAGCTATTCTCGTCCCGAGCGCGGCAGATCTCGAACGGGTCGGTCAACCCTGGCCAGTATCCGCAGGGCGGTAATCCTGTTCGAGCCAATCAGCTTGGTGTACAACCGCAGCAGCAGGGGGGTGGCCGGTGACACAAACGCTGTTCAGCTACATGAAGACCGTCCAGCAGATGATCAGCGACACGCGGCAAGAGCTGATCGCGCCGTTCACCCTGATCAACTATATCAACCGGGCGCGGCGTGAAGTCGCGATGCGGTCGCAGTGCTTGCGCATCCTACCGCCGATCTCCGGCGGCGTAGAAACCATCACCGTGACTGCGCCTGGATCGGGCTACACCAACCCCACCGTGACGGTCACCGCCCCCGACGCGCCCGACGGCCGGTCCCTATACCCGCTTGGAGCCCAGGCCACCGCCACAGCCACGGTGGAAGACGGCATGATCGTCAACATCGACGTGACGTTTGGCGGCAGCGGGTATTTTCAACCATACATCACGATCACTGACCCGACCGGCACCGGGGCCACCGCTGTTGCTGCGACCTCGCCGATCCTGACCTTGAACAACGGCCAGGAAATCTACAATTTTGCGGACATCCCGCTGTCGAACTTCCCCGGAATCGGGCCGGTTTACGGCATCCGATCGGTGTCGTTGATCTATTCGGGCTATCGATACAGCCTGCCGATGTACTCGTTTTCGACCTACCAAGCGATGATTCGGCAGTACCCGAACCAGTACTACTACGTCCCCACGATGTGCAGTCAGTTCGGCCAGGGCGCGTCCGGCAGCCTCTATTGCTATCCCCTGCCGAGCCAACAATATCAGCTTGAAATCGACTGCTATTGCTACCCGCAGGACCTAACGACCGATCAGGACGTGGAAGCCATTCCCGACCCTTGGACCGAGGCCGTGCCCTACATGGCCGCGCATCTGGCGTACCTCGAGTTGCAGAACCTCAACGCGGCTGAGTATTACCGCAAGCTGTTCGACAGCAAAATGCCGATGTATCGTAACGCTGCGCAACCGGGCCGCAATACGAACCCTTATGGGCGCTACTGATGCGGGGGCGTAACGATGTCTGAGAGCCAAGGCCAGGGCGGTGGTCTCCCGGGGCGTCCATCGTATTCGGTGAACTTCCCCGCCAACCCGATGCAGATCCTGTTTGATGGTTTCGAAACCATCAACACGAAGCCGTCGCGTCCGGCCATCGAAAGCCAGCAGATGTATATCTGCGACGGGTTCATGCCGCTGGGCAAAAGCAACGCGCGGACCCTCTACGGCATCGGTTCGAACCTCTACGCCGCCACCGGCGGCAAAACGGTCGCGTTCTTTTGGTTCGGGAACATCGGCACTGTGCCCTACTGCATAGTGTTCCTGTCGGACGGCAGCATCGTGGCGGTCAACGAAAACACATCGGCGGCGACCACCATCGCCCCGGCTGGCACGATCACGTCGCCGTCGCCGACCTCGATCGGCCTAACCCAGTGGGGAAACCAGTATTTCGCCATCGTCTCCCAGCAGACCAACGGGTACTTTCTGTGGGATGGCACGACCCTGTATAAAGCGGGCGGCATCGGCCCGTACGTGTCGATCAGCAGCGGGGGCTACGGCTACAACGGCGATTCTTCCGTATCGTTCACGGGGTCTATTGCCACTACCACGCTGACAGTCACCGCGGTTGCGTCTGGCGTCATACAGGTCGGCCAGTTCATCAGCGGCACTGGCGTAGCCGCCGGCACGTACATCACTGCGCAGACGGGCGGTGCCACCGGGGGCATCGGCACCTACACGGTCAATAACTCCCAGACCGTGGCCAGCGAGGCGATGACCGCGCCCTTGACCATCACCGCTATCGGCGGATCGGGGTCAGGCGCGACGTTCACGTCGACACTCCAGAACGGGTCGGTCAGCACGATCAACGTGTCTAACCCGGGCAGCGGCTACAGCCCGATCGACTACGTCTACCTCGCGTTCGCGGGCGGCGGCGGCAACACCACGGCGACCGCCACGGCAACCGTCGTCGGCGGTGTGATCACGGCGGTTACGCTCTCCGCTCCAGGCTTTGGCGGGACGGGCTACACCTCTACCACGGCGGTCGCGGTCTACGGCGGTGGCGGCAGCGGGGCTTCGATCAAGGCTACGGTGTCCAGCGGCTCAGTGACCGGCTTTACGATCACTAAAGGCGGCGAAGGCTACTCGTCGTCCGACCCGCCAACGATATACATCTACGACTCCCTGAACGCCGTTGCGACCGCTGCGGTGGCCTTGATGCCGATCGGGGTTCAAGGCTCGGACGTCGAAACCTACCAACAGCATGCCTGGGTCATTAACGGCTCCAAGGTGCTGTTCACCGCACCCGAAAGCCCATCTGACTTCGGCACCCCGGATGGCGGCGGCGCGTTCCAGTCCACCGACTCGTTCCTGAAAATCGGCTTCACCGGCGTCAAACAGTCGAACGGGTTCCTCTACCTGATCGCCGACAGCTCGATGAATTACATCTCGGGCGTATCGACCAGCGGCTCACCGCCGACTACGACCTTCACGAACCAGAACGTCGACCCGCAGATCGGGTCGTCCTGGCCCAACAGCGTTCAGGTGTTCTCGCGCAATATCGTGTTCGCCAATTCGTTCGGCGTTCACATCTCCTACGGCGGCGCGGTCACCAAAATCTCCGACGCGCTCGACGGGTTTTACAGCAGCGTCCCGTACACGTCCTACACGATCAGCCCGAGCGCCGCGGTCGCCGTGATCTTCGGCATCCACGTCTACATGCTCCTGTTGCCCATCATCGACCCGGTGACCGGCCTACAAGTCAACAAGCTGCTGATGTGGGACGGCAAGCACTGGTGGACGGCCAGCCAGGAAAAACCCCTGCTGTTCGTCACGACGCACGAAATCAACTCGCAAATGACGGCCTACGGCACCGACGGGACGAGCATTTTCCCGCTGTTCCAAAACCCGTCCGCCACCCTGGTCAAGACGATCCAGTCGAAGCTCTACGACCTCCCGAGCTACGTCTTCGAAAAGATGACAAACCGGGTGTTCGGCCTCGTGAATTACAACCAGATCTCGGCGGCGCCGTTCTCGATCGCCATCGACAGTGGCACCACCCCCACGACGAGCCCCTATTATAACACGTCGTTGTCCCTGACGTGGACGAACACGTCGGGCGGCACGATCAGCTGGACCAACAGCTCCAGCCAGCCGATGGTGTGGGGCCGCACCGGGCTCGCCCAGCTAGAGTTTGCCAACTCCCAGCAGGGGTCGCTCATCGGCATTACCGCCCAGACTTCAGCCCCCGACTTAACGGTGGTCTCCATCACGCTCGTGGTGCAGAACTACCAGTCCCTTGTGTGAGGCCATTATGTCCCTTCCTACCACCTTCGCCGCGCTGACCACCGCCACCGGGCAACAGCTCGACAACAACTTCAGCGCCCTCGGCGCGCTGACGCCGATCCCCTGCTCCGTCTCCGGCACCAACGCCATCACGATGGTCACGGCGTTGAACACGCCCTCGGTACCGTCCTACGCCAATTACGCGGTTTTCAGCGGCGTGGCCGCCGCGACCAACACTGGCGGGACGACCGTCGCCGTGAACTCTTTGTCGGCCTTGACGGTCTACAAAGACACGGTCGCCGGGCCGGTCGCCCTGAGCGGCGGCGAGATCGTCGCCGGCAACGTGCTCTACCTGATCTACGACAGCGCCCTCAACACCGGCGCCGGCGGGTTCCACCTCAACTCCCAGCCGACCAATTTCGTGTACCCAGTCGGCGGGTCCAGCAGCCGCGTGGCGGGCTCGTCCGCCGGCAGCGTCCTGACGGCAGCCTGGACGGCCAACGAACTGGTGGCCGAAATCACGTTGGGCGGCCTGGCGGTCAAAGGCGCGGGCCTGTCGCTGGTGTTCAATGGCGGCATCGCTGGCGCCAACGGGATGGACACGGGGTCAATGCCCGCGTCCTCGCAGTTGGCGATCTACGCAATCTACAACCCGACCACCGGCAACTGGGCGACCCTTGGCTACACCGCCGGGTCGTCGGTCGTCAGCACGTTGTACCCCAGCACCCACCTGCCCAGCGGCTACACCTACTCGACCTTGCTCTGGGTCGGTGTGACCACCGCGTCGTCCCAGTTGCCGGCCTTCGTGCAACGCGCCAACCGGGTTTACGTCGGTCCCGCCATCGTGCTGTCGGCGGCCGCCAGCGCCCTCAACACCTACGCCAGTTTGAGCCTGGCAACGGTCGTGCCGTACAGCGCCGTGGCAACCTGGGGGACGATGGGCGGCACGTCGTTGTCGGCCACGCAACTGGCTGTGGCGGCCTCCAACACCGGCCAGGCCGCTCAGTACATGGTCGGAGCCAGCGCGGGCGTCACGCTTGATGGTTTCGCCAACGCCGGCCAGTTCACCGACCTGCCGCTGGTGACCCCGCAGACGATCTGGTGGAAGTCCGCCAACACTTTGCAGAACAACGACATCGCCATTGGTGGGTATTCGTTCTAATGCTGGCCAACCTCTACAACGTCTTCAACGACATAAAGGGCATGCAGCAGTTCTCGTTCTCAAACGCGGACCTGCACACCCGGCAAAACGCGGCGATCCTGGCGCAGCACGGGGTTGACTTGTCTTCCTACGTGCTCGACCCGATCCCTCTCGAAACCGCTTTGCCGAACTGGCTGCAAACGCACCAAGAAATCCACAATCAGGTCAACCAAGTGCTCGGCATTGCCGGGAATGACCTGACGGATGTAGATTTCAGCAAGCCGGACCAAGTCGCCTCTTGGATCTGGCTTCATGCGCAGGAACACCTGCAAGCCAGCAACAAGCTAGGATTAACATGAGCCGTAAATTCCCCGTCGCCGCGCCGCCCTCCTCGCCGCCGTCAGTGACGATGGATCCCACCCCCGTGGCCGTCCCTATCCATCGGGTCATCCCGACGGATATCGAACGGCTGGCCGGATGGGCCGTCCCTATGATTCAGGAGGATTTCGGCAACCCGCCGCTCCCCGTCATCCAGCGTTGGATGCGCGCCTGGGCGATGGACAATCAATACAGCTTCGTGGCCACCGACAATGCCGTCGGTCTGTCCACGCTGGTCTACGAGCCGTTGTTTGCCGATCCGATCGTGCAGAACATCTTCCTGTACGTGCGCAACGGGGCCAAGAATGAAGGCATCGAGCTTTACAAGCACTTCTACGGCTGGATGAAGCTGAACCGGGCCGTCAAATTCCGGTTCCACGACAGCGCCGGTCAACCCACCGCGGAACTGAAGTCGGTGTTCGGCAACCTCCAGTACCAGAAGATGTGGTACGCGGACGCGCAATCATGAGGCCGTTTAGCGAGTTCCCCAGCGATAGCATCCGGCACCACTTCTTCCCCGGCATGTACGCAAAAGAGGTGCGAATCCCCGAGGGGTATGTGCTAGTATCCCATAAGCACCTTTTCGACCACCTGAGCATTTTGGCCTCCGGGTCGATCATGCTCGGTGTGGACGGCAAGCGAACGCTACACAAAGGGCCTGCGGCGTTGAACATCGTAGCCGGACAGAACCACGAGGTCCACGCGCTGACGGACGTCGTATGGTTCTGCATCCACGCCACCGATGAAACCGATGTTGACAAGGTCGACGAAGTTTTGATCGTAAAGGACGCTGACTGATGCCTTTTTTCACCTTCATCGCCGCCATTGGTGAAGCGATCGCCGGCGCTGTCGGCGGCGCAGCCGCGGCGGCTGGTGCGGGTGCGGGTCTTGCCGGTGCGCTCGGGACTGCCGCCGAGTTCGGTATTGGCGGGGCGGTCCTGGGCGCCGGAGAATCGGCGCTTATGGGCAAAAACCCGCTGCAAGGGGCCGAAGCGGGCCTCATCGGCGGCGCGGTAACGGGCGGCCTCGGCGGTCTTCTTGGCAGTTCGCTAGGATCAACCGCCGGCGGGGCTGTGGCTGGTGCGTTGGGCGGCGGTCTGGGCAGCCTAGCCACGGGTAACAACCCGCTGACGGGCGCTCTGACGGGCGGCGTGGGCGGCGGCATCGCCGGTAGCATGGGAGGCCTGGGCGGCGCTGGCGGCGCGGCTCCTGGGGGCGCGCAGAGCGCGGTAAGCGCGCTCGGGCCGACATACGACCCCACCCAGGCGTTCACAACTGCCGCCGACGCTACCTCGGGCGGCCTTCCGAACATCAGCGGGGACCTTACGCAGGGCGTCCCGTCTCTCGGCGGCACGTCGGGAACGATTGGCCCCACCACGCAACTCGACGCTCTCGGCAAAATGGCGTCTGGCGCGCCGGTCTCGGCGATGGGCAACGCGCCGGTCGACACGCCCAGTGGCGGCAACATCTTTGGCAACCTGTTCGGCGGCAACGGTGCCGGGGCGGGCGATGTGGCCTCGGTGGGATCTCCGGCCGTGCCTGGAACAATGGCCACCGGGAACATCAACACGCCCGCTCCGGGTCTCGGTGGCGCCGCGAGCGGCGGCGCCAGTGGGGCGGCGGGAGCCGGCGGCATTAAGAATCTGTTCAGCGACCCGCTTGGCACCATCCAAGCCAATCCTGGCCTGGCCCTGGCGGGTCTGGGCATGGGCTACGACGTGCTGAAGGGCAACCAGATGCCCAAGGGCTACGCCCAGCTGGAACAGCAGGCCAACACCCTGGCCGCCGAGGCCAACCAGCTTACCCAAGGCGCGCTGAACAACGCGCTGCCGCCGGAAGCCCAGGCACAGCTCGATCAGGCTCAAAACGCCGCGATGCAACAGATCCGGTCAAAATACGCGCAAATGGGTCTTTCGGGGTCCAGCATGGAGGCGCAGGCCCAGGCCGGTGTGAACGAAGCTATGGCCAGCCAGGGCTACTCCATCATGCAGCAACTGATGTCGCAGGGCTTGAGCGCCGCTCAGGCGGCCAACGCCGCCCTGACGCAAATTATGAACGCCAACGTGGCGCAAGGCGCGGCGACCTCCGGGGCGATCGGCAACTTTGCCGGCGCTCTGGCCGGGTCGTCCACAAAGGGAGCCTAATCGATGGCCGATCCTACCGATCTTCTCAGCACCCTTGGACTCACCCCCGGTGTGGCTTTAGGCGGCCTCGGCCTTGGCTACGAAGCCCTGCGCGGCAACCAGATGCCCAAGGGATACCAGCCGCTCTCGCAGGCTGCCGGCACACTCGGCCAGGAAGGGCAGCAGATGATGTCCGCCGGCTTGGGCGGTCCTCTGCCGCCCGGCGCGCAGGCGCTCGTGAACCAGCAGCAGAACGCCGGCATGGCCAACGTGCGGTCGACCTACGACAAACTGGGCCTGTCGGGGTCCACAATGGAAGCCCAGGCCCAGCAGTCGGTCAATGAACAGACGATGGGCACGGCGTTCAAGATCTCGCAGGACATGATGACCCAAGGCATGAAAGCCACGGGGTTGAGCGAGGCTATGTACAGCGAGATCATGCAGGCCAACGTCGCTCAGGACACTGCGTTCGCTAAGGCAATCGGCAATTTCGCGGCGGCGCTTGCCGGCGCTTCGGCGTAAGAGGCAGTTATGGCTGAACCCACGAGTAACGGCGCGCCGACCGCGTCGACCGCGCCAGACGCGGCAGACGCCGCTACTGTCCTGGCTGGCCGCATGAGCACTCCGTTCGATCAAACCATCGACGCCGCAAGCAGGGCATACGCAGGCATGGTGACGAGCGCCATGTCACACCCAGGGGGCGGCAGCGGTGTCGCTGGCGTGAAACAACGCCAGATTGCCGAGCAACTCGACAAGTTGCCGCAACAGCATCAAGCCGAACGGGCAAAATTTGAGGCCGAACACCCTGAGCCTAAGCCCGTGCATCTCGAAGCCTGGACTAAAAAGCCTCCCGAACCTGACCCGGTGCGCCAGTTTGGGTCGTTGGCGTCCGGTTTGGCCATTCTGGCCGGCGCTCTTACGCGGACGCCGTTGACGACCGCGTTAAACGCGTCGGCTGAAGCAATGAAAGCCATTCGATCGAATGACCTACGGGCTTATGAAGACGCCAAAAACACTTGGAAGGACAACGCGGACATTGCGTTAAAAAATTCCGAGCAAGAATGGAAGGCATACTCCAACGCATACGAAAAAATGAAGACAAACTGGGCGGAAGGGCGGGCAGACCTCACGACCGCCGCCACAGCTTGGGGCAATGTGGCCGCCACCCAACACGCCGACGATTCGGCGACGTGGGCGCATATGAGCGCGTTGGGGGCCGCCGTCAAAGAGCTGCGGCAAAACCGCGATCAAATGGAAGAGGACTCGAAGAAAAAGGCGTGGGAGATTCAACGTGCCGCCGAAATCCTCGGCGAAAAAGGCATCAACCCGGGTTCGGCCACGGAACAGCAAATTAAAGCCGCTCAGTCCCAAGCGGGTATCGACCGCGAACTGATGTTGAAAACCGTTACGGCACGTCAAACCGCCGAGCAACAAGCAATTGCGGCCCGTATGGCCCGTACCGGTCAGTCGTACGACTCGGCCCGAGCCGATATCGCCGCTGAAATGTCGGCAGCCAAAGGAGCTTCTGCGAACCCACACAGCAACGCCGGGCGTCGTAAAACCATCTCCGAATCTTTGATTAAAGACAACCCGAATTTAGCCAACGACCCGCTTGCGTTGGACGCGCAGGTGACGCGCGCGTTAAACGTCGCCGGTATTAAACCCGGGTCAGAAGCTGAGTTCTTGACAGAAACGGCCGCTGATTTAATAGCTAAAGACCCGAACTTGAGTAAACCAGCAGCCGATGCTCAAGCACGCGTCCTTCTAAAACAGACTAAAGAGGACCCCGCTTTCGCTCGTCTTTTTCAAGCGACCGCCGCCGCTAATCCGAATATGACCACGGGGGACGTTACGACCGCGACCATTCGGTCTCTTGCTGCGGCTAAAGCCGGAGGGGCGGTCGAAGGAAGGCAGGCCGTGCATTCTAACCTTGATGACGCGGCCATAGATTACGCGGCACAAGAATACATAAACACTGGAAAACTCCCTTCGGGCTATAGCAGCGGGCAGATGAAAACCGAGGTCATAAATCGAGCCGCCTCTGTTATGCAAGCCGCAGGTATTACCCCCGCCCAATTTTCGGCGCTCGCCCCCGAACGTAAAGCGGTGGCTGCGGCCCTTACCAAAAATGTTGCTTTTGAAAGCAACATTGCGCGCGGCGTAAAAGAACTCGACGCCATGCTTGACCAAGCCAAGTTTTGGGCAACAGACCTCCCAATCGGGACTTTCCAAAAGGTAAACGAGGCGCTTCTAGCCGGAGAAACTTATTTTGGCAGCGCAGAAGCCAACAACTACAAGATCGCGATGCAGAACGTCGCGTTGCTCTATGGGCGGTTACAATCCGGTCCGATGTCAAACGCCATGCTGCCAGTCGCAGTGATTCAGCAGGGCATGAGCCGCTTCGGCACGATGTTGTCCCCTGCTCAGTTTGAAGGCGAACGCGTTGCGCTACACATCGAGGCCGAAAACATGCTCGCCAAGACCCAAGACGAAATCGACTACGGCAAAAAACAGCTCGAAGGTTTTGGTTTAACCCTCCGCACTTCCGGCCACGGACGTTCAGAAGGAACCCCGACAATTCTACCGGGCGGCGC